TATAAAGACTATCTGCTTGTATTGCACCACGGATGTAAGCTATATCTAAAACAGCTGTGCCATCACCGGCAATTGCCCACCCAGCAGTCCCTACTGATGTGATTGAACCATTTGCCGCAACATTACCATCAAAATTATTACTTCTGATTACATTGTTAACAAGAACAATATTTGCACTCAATTCATTAGCTGTAATTGTATTAGATGCAATATGTAATCCAGTTATCGTGTTAGGAGATAACCTGATACCAGCAGGGCCAAGCGTTGTTTCTTTAACAATAGAATCAATAAGCAATCTAAAGCCAGCAGCATTTTCACTTTGCTTTTGCCCTCTTTGGCCATTGCCAACAGTAACCCCAATTTCCCAATCATATATTGAATATTGATTAGTTTTTATTAACCCTGAAGAAATGCCATCATGATCATGACCGCCAGTAAAAAAAACTATTGAACTTTCAGGTATTCCGCTTGAACTAGGCACTACACAACCTTCCTTAAAACCACTTTCTGGCTAGGAGACTGGGTAAACTGGCATTCTGTACTTATTACCCAATACTCACCATTAATTATATCAAAAGATTGCATTGAAGATATCTTAACCCTATCCCCCAATTGCAATCTTGGGTTAGGTAGTATTGATAATTCTACAATCGGGACTGGTTCGCTCATTTTAGATATAATAAAATCAGCAATAGATTGGGCTTGTTCTAGGCTAGTGATAAATTCATTCTCAATAATCATCTCTTTAAGGCCATATTTTCTTATGTTGTCCGATAAAGTAGCAGTTTTTTCTTGGATCTCCCCTTTTGTTTCTTGCAATACAACAGGCACACCAGCAATTGAAGCAAAAGATTTACTATTATCTTTAAGATTTTCACCCTCTACATAAACTAAATCACCAGCAGATGTTGAATTAGAAGCTGCAATAATTAACTTAGCCCCATAATGAGTAGGCTCGTATTTAATAATTTCAATTAATGCAGGAATAACGTCAACAACATTACTGATATAAGGGTTTTCAACCCGAAAAGCTGGTGTCTTATCAAATCTAACATCAAACTTCAATGTTTCCCTAACTTTTGCGTTAGAGGTATGCGCTGCAGCGACTGTATCAAACTGAGCTCTTTCAACAGCCAAGAAAGCATTACTAGTTGTATTGCTATATTTTACAATTTCATTGTCAATTTTTAAAAAACCAGATTTGGGGTATTTTGGCTTATCGGTAGTTGTTACTTGAATAGAATTAGATGTAGAAGTTATGTTTGATGTTAATAAAGTTGTTGCTAAAGATGTTGGACTATCTGCACGCCATAAGGATTGTTTCCCCACTAAGTTACTAACTTGCCCTTTAAGTTTTACAGTAATCTTGTTAACATGTAGTTGAACATTATAAGAAGCATCCAGGATACTTGTTGAGTCGGAAAAAGTTTGCTGAACATTTGCGTGCTGGTCAATTGTTGGTTCAAAAAAACGATAGTAGTGTTCATATCTTGCATTTTGATTTTCATCAATATACAATCTCCCAAGATCAGCCAAGCTTACATCGTCAATAATATTCTTGACTGTTTTATCATTACCGTAAGCAAAAGGGAATTTCTGTATCGGTTGAATCTTGGTTTCAATATACGAAGTTAATACATCATCAGCACTTAGGGCTTTATTAAATATAGCAAACTGGTCAATATACATTGACCTAAATGATGCCGGGGCAACTTCCGCCCCGCTAGCGTAACTAGATCCACGACCACCAATTGTAAGGTCTTTATCTGCATAAGAAACTGGAGTACCCGATATGGTTACTGTGTTTACCAAAGTGCCATCTATGTAATATTTTAAAGATGTACCTTTTAGCGTAAATGTCATTAATGTAAAAGAAGAATTAGAGATAGCCGTATTTGATGAAACAGTCTGAATACCAGTTGTTGTCACTATCTTTAAGCCACTAGCTGATGAATTATAAAATAACTCAAACCCAGAATTTGGCGAAGAGTTATTCCAATTACTAATAAACTCGCCATTGCCAGAAAAAGAGTTTGCGCTAAATTTTATATATGTTGAAATTGAAAAATCACTTTGACTTGTATAAAAACGGTTATAAGAAACATCGTAAGGAATTCTCAAATAAGAATTTGAAGCCAACAAGATGCTTTTACTATCAGTGTCAGACACGACTCCGCTTTCTTGCGCCAACACTGGAGTGCCTCGGTATATAGCATTATTCCTTCGCCCAGCTCTATCTATAGAGTTTTGAGCGCTGGCAACTGTCCATTGTCCCGTTCCGCTATTAAATGTTAAATAAGATTGGTTAGCCTTACTCCCCACTTTGTCTAAAGCAACCATCGTGTATGTTTGATTAGAATATACCCAATCCAGAGATCCGTCATTCTTTTTTAATTTAATCTGGAATGGGGTATTAGTTTGCCTTGCATCTGTAAAGAATTCTATTCTTAACTCGTATGCTCTACCAGCAGTAAGGTTGTACTCGGCTGACTGAATAGTAACTGTAGAATTAGTACCTGACTCAACAATATACCAATTATTTATTATTAGGATTTTGTCTAGATATACTTTGACACCGCCTCTATTTATTAGAATTAATAATCTTTGCAATCCTGACGATGTTGGAACATAATATCCGTCAAACACACCGTTGTATGACTCAACAACAGAGCTTCCATCTGGTTTAGTAAAAGACCCTGTTGTAAAATTTAAAGCTACAGATGACCCTTGGTCTTGAGTAGAAATTAAAGATGAGGTCGTTGTTAAAGAAGGAGTGAAGTAATCTTTTATATCTAAGGCCAACTCTAGAACGCTTAAATCTTTATCGTTTGCGTCTAGCATTACATCTTTCAAACTATATTCCTCAAAAGATTTGCTCACTATCTCCACAAACCTAGCCCTAAGGGAGCTTGAAATCGTCCTAGTTGCATTTTCCCTATCAACCACATTTTCGTCAAAAGCCAAATGGAGAATAGCCCCATTCCTCGTGAAAGATTCAGAAGGCTGCGATAGATATTTTATTTGAGATTTTGGAAAATTAACTTTCATTAACAATTGTTTAACTGATTCAGCAATAATTGCATTCTGCATCATGAAGCCTTTAGTAACTGTTTTTTCATTACTATATTTTTGCCAATCACTCATTGTTGCATCAACTACCATTGATGATGAAGATGCTTGCCATTCATCAACATAAAAAACACCATAAGGAACATATTCGTAAGTATCAAAAGTTACAGAAGCGCCTGCGCTGTGAGATCTTGCAGTGGTGCCTCCATAGCCTCTTTCTGTAATTGATAATGTTTCTGAACCAGACTTTGAGCAGAGCATATATTCTCTAGACACTGTGTCTTTATCAACAATGACTACGAAATCGTTAGAGCCTCCGCCATCAGGGAAATCAATAGTCCCACCTACTGATAACGAATTAGCGGTTGTATTTATAGAACTAACAAGGGTTGTTGATACCTCGGGACTATTTGATTTTTTTATTTGCCAACCGGCATAAATATAGGTGCGCAAATCTTTTTTCATATATTTCCCAAAAGTTGACGCGCTATTAAATAAATTAAAATCCTTTTGAGTATTATCAAAAGAGACCTGGGCTGTTGAAGCACCACCGCCTGCAATAGGCAAACTTGTCTCATGGATATCTCTAACCTTTGAAACATTTGCGTTTATTAAATAATCAGACATATCAACTTGATAGATTGGAGCAACTTCATGAACTCTTGCATAATCTAATTTGTTTTTAGTAGTATAAATTGTTAATAAGATTTTATTAATATCGCTATTAGTTATTCCTTCTAAAAAGTGATTGTAAAAATAATTATCTTCTGCAATTTCACCATCTTGATCAAAAACTAAAGTTGTTGTATCTCTATAAGCTTTAAGATTATACGACTTAATTTGCCCATAATGTTCAGATGTTATAATCTTAACAAGATTTACTGCCCTGGCTGTAAACAAATATGTCAAAGTTACTGGTGTTGTGAATTCATAGCCATTCCTTGTAGCATGTAAATACTCTGTACTTTTTACTGACGACCAATACCCAAACTCTAAATTGTCATCTTTATCACTTGGCAAGCAATGCCAGTTACCATTTGATGTTATTACATTCCCATTCACATCTTTAGCACCAGCTACTGCCCAAGTAAAAGATTCTCTTTCAATTCCATTTATTGATTCATTTGGTGTAAAATAAAAACTTGACCTTCTTGATTTATTAAATAAAATTTCTTTATCAGACAAAGACCTAGCGGCTCTAGTAATCGGTGGACCCATTGATGTTGTGTTCAATGATAATAACCCATAAGCTTCATCAATAATAGATTGGTCAGATACATCAGCAAACGCATAATTACTTGAAGCAACTTCTGTATTTCCTGATTTCTCAACATGGCGACTATCAAGCCAATCAATGATTACAAGTGGTTTTATTCTTTGAGCAATTGATGTCGTTTTTTCAATAAAAGTGTTAGAAATTGGTTTATTGTATAATCCCTTAATTAACATTAAACCTCCTCTAAAGTTAGTTGGCAGTCCCAATAGTATGTTTCAGAAGACAAATCCCTTCTGACTAAAGTTTCGCTGTAACTTTTCACTAATACATTATAACTTGTTTCCGTGTCTGGAGTAGTGCCTACTGCATCCATATTTGAGATTTTCAAAACATGGTAGTCAGGGTCCTTAGCTATTGACGATATAACATCCCTACCCTCGTTGCCATCAACTGTTGCATTCTTGGAGTTTGGCAAATATGACCAAGAAATATCAAAGGTTCTTCTCCCGCCTCTAGCAGTAGATTTATAATACCTTGATTTATAATTATCCCAATTTTTATTTTCAATAAATGTTGGCTCAATTGATGTTCCAAAATCTCTGTTATGGTTAGTTATAGCTTTGTTATCAATCAATATATAATTTCTAATTAAACTAGTATCTTGCCCAACGCTAGTATTGGCAGAGTACCTAATCATTGAACCAAGAACACTAAGGTTATTTAAGACATTTATTCTTATTGTCATCAAGAATAACTTGCCAGCAATTGACAAATCAAGATGAGCTGATAGAGCCGCAGCAATTAATGCTATTCTTGAAGCATTAGACGAAACAGTTGCATTTGCACTTATATCTGAATTAGCCTTAGATATTTTGAGGAAAGGAACTTGATCTACAGACAGAGATGAGCTAGCAGATGCGCTAGCAATTGCTATCCTGAGGATATTAACAGTCAATTCAGAACTAGATACATTTACCAAAACATCCTGTTCGGCATAAGATATCTTTGTTGCATTACATGCAACACTAACATTTGCTGACATTACGATGCTTCCGTCTTGTCTTTCAAAGACAGCATCAAGAGTAGTTGTCAAAATATTTGTTATTTGAATTTCTGCTTTTGCAATTTTTATTACACTTGCAGAAACACTTAAGGACCCGGAAATATCTGCTGACGCAAATGATATTCTAAGAATATTAGTGTCAGCAACAGTTAAGCTTGCAGATAATGATGCTTCTATATTTATTGCAGCATCAGCTGTATAGAAATCGTAACCACTATTAAGAGGTTCTGTTATACCAAAATGACTAAAGGCCATATTATCGCTCCGTCAATGTCATAGAAACATCATAATAAGCGCACTGAGTAGCATAATCCCTTCTTAAGAGGCTTTCGCTATATGAATCAATAAAGCAATATATCCCTTCATATTCCCCGCCCGGATCTGTTTGTATAGTTATCAGAACATTAGACATAGTATTTGCTAAATTACTCAGAAATACTTGCCCTTTTCTTGAATCAACAGTTTTAGCTTCTAAACTTGGCAAATATGACCAATTTAAATTAAAAGTTTTCTTATTGTTGCGATAGAATCTTCTGCGGCTTCCATTAGATAATTCAATGTCGCTAACGCTTAGTTCTTCAGAAATAGATAATTTTCTGTTATGTTCAGTTATCTCGCTGCCATTCATAGTGATAATGTGTTGTATTGACATTATTTCCCACCATTTAAGCCAGTATATGTTGAAATTACTCTATTCTCAAGACCAGCAGATTTTTGTTTTCCTGGCAAAATTTTTGTATTATATTGAGACATCATTCCCTTAAACCATTCTGGTTCGCCAATGAAATTATCAACATATATGTTCACATTGCTTGTTGAAGAAGATACTTGGCCTGTTGGGTAATTTGCAATTTGAGGGGATGGTGTGTTGTATTTAACATTTGGTGTTTCAAATTTCATTGCGTTCATTGCTTGAAGTTGAGGAACTCCAATTTTTGCAACAGATTTAGCGTTAAGAACATATTCTCCGCCATGAAGAACTGCAGGCACCGCTCCCCCATTGGCATATCCGACATAACCACCTTTTTTAAATTTAGGCATTTTTTTATCGTTAAAATTATAAATAGCTCCAGCCCCAGCAGCACCGCCGCCCATTAGAGCCATCAATACCATAAATCTACTATTTAAGGTTTGAGTTGTTTCTTCAAGATAAGAACTTCTATTACTAGCTATTTGCTTAAGAGCTCCGCCTTCTATTTCGGATAGTAAACTTGATATATGATTTGGGGTCATTTGTATAAGAGTTTGAATTTCCGGCGAAATTTCCCTATATTCTTGTGCAAATACCCTCTCGTACCAAGCAGATGGGCTACCCTGGTGTATACGAGAACCTACACCTAAATGTCTAGCCAGCAGCGTGGTGATATTATCTTGATGAGCATTAGTGTAATGTGTTCCAGATGACCAATTTTGTCCCCCCTGCCTTCCTATCATTTCACTGAGTAAGCTATTTTTATGTTCTTGAATTGCTGTCTCAATAGTTTGACCTTCAGTAACAGGTGGTGAGTACAACCCTTTGCCCAGCATGTCATACTGTATTCTTCTAAACAATTCAGGATCAACATTTACAAGACTTTGGTAATCAGACGGTTTTAAAATTTCATACGAACCTTTCGGAATTCGCAAAGACCCTTGGAACCACGTATCAATGGCATAAAGGTTTTCTAAAGCACCAGGATTTGCGTCAAGAACAGCTTTCATATTAGCTACAAGGATTTCTCCTTGTTGCTGTTGCCTTGACATATGGCCTTCTGCTAATGAATTTATAGTCATATGTATTGAATTGCGATATACATCAACTAATTCTGTTACTGATTTAAAATCTTCAATAACATGAGGCATCTTCAAAATTTCCTCAAGAGGCCTTCCTGAGTCTTTTGAAGATTGTATAACCCTAGCCATATTTGTTTGTGGGCCAGAACTAAAAATTGGTAGGTGTGATCCTGATGGATTAAGAGTCAGGTCTCCGCCCTTCCCCCTAATAAACGGATAAGATGGTGGTCTTTCATGAACAAGTGTTAATCTAGATAATAACTCATCAGGCTTTGATGCAGTAAGCAGGTCTTTGTACGGACCTCCAATAATTTCCCTCATAAGATCTTCAGTACTGCCTGGTCTATTAAGTATAAAGTTAGACTTTGCTTTAAAAATATGCTCATTGGCTAAAGTGGCTAATCTATTAAAGATACCCATGGCATTACTATCACCACGAGAACCAGCATAAAGCATTGCGTCAACTTGAGGACTAGATCTTATTAAACTATCACCAATTTGAACTTCACCAAGTTCTTGCACGTATGCTTTTATTTGCAAATATTGCATAGCAATCTTTCGGCCTTGTTCTGAATTCAACATAGACCCACTTAATGCGTAAGGATTTGAATGTATATTCTTAACTACACTATCAACGCTTCCGAACTCCACTCCTCTGTCATTTCCAAAAGTAAATGTCTTATTTCCAATATCAAACCCCGGAATTTTAAATGTTCTTTCGCCTGCAAATACTGGATCATTTGCTGAGCTCTGTAATGTTAATTCGTTTAAATTAAGTGAACCAGGTTGAAAAGGCTTATATGGGACAAGAGCGCCACCACTTAAACCGCCTGGTCCAAGTTGTTTTGGTGATAGGTGCATTTGTTCTGCTATTTTCATAGCAAATATGTTTTGAAGATTCTGGCCAGTTTTAAACGGTGATTCTGGCCCGAACATCCTAATAAAATCAAGTGGTTGATTTTTCATTGGCAAGAGCAGTTCTATGTGCTCTAATAACCATTCACTCTGTTCTGGACTAACGCCGCGAGAACTAGCCATAAGAGAACGTTCTTCTATTCCTTTAGCCCTCATAATTTTAGCAAGTTGAAATGCATTCTTTCTCATCAGAGCTTGGAATTCTGAGACCTCTGAAGATTGTAAGATTTCTCTTGGATCAGAATAACGAGATATTGGTGGTTTCGACCTAGGCACATTGGACACTATGTCATCAACTGGGATAATAAATGGATTATCTATCAAGGCGGATAAATCTAGTTGTTCCAACATTTCTCCGTAGCCAGCGGAGGTGGTGCCTGTGTAATTATTTCCAAGACCCAAAATTTCATCTATCATCTTGTTATAAGCGTAAGATTCTTCCGGGCTTTGTGTTAATTTAGGCATTAAGCCCTTAATTTGCAATTGTGCTTTTATCAGATCTCTTCGGATTGAAGTTGGTAAACTTCTGTGTGTACCTGATGTAATTGTGTCTAACTCATCAAAAAGTTCAAGAACTTGTTTATCAAAAGCTCCGCCTTCTCCAAAAAAAGCACTACGAATGCTAGGTGCATCAGTTTCCGTACCTTGGCCAAATTTTATAACAGGACGGCCTGTCCCCTTAGGGAGCGCTAATCTCTTTGGTGGGTTTCCTAGGGCAGGTAGCAAATCGGATTGTTTTGGTACCATATCAATAATATTATCCGGATTCAATGTGCTAGGGTCAAATGCATTAACCCCAGGTCGCTTGAAAAGATTTAATAATGGTCTAGCAATCTTGCCTTCCAGATATGTTCCAACCCCAGGGAATTTGGATTCAAATATTGGTTTAGTATAATTTTTAAGTGGTTTTAATAAGAATTTCCCAATACCAGCTCCAGCAAGGTCGGCAGCTCCACTAAACAATCCATGCTTAACAATATTTCCTACATTAAAATTCTCACGAGTCTTGGATACAAACTTACCATAAGCTTGCTCAATAGCTTCACCAACCCCACCCATAATAGTTGCTCCAGCAATGCTCCCAGCGACAGTTCCAGGGCCAGGAACAACAGAGCCTAAAAAACCTCCGACTACAGCACCAATCATTGGGAGAAGATTTTTTGGTCTTGCAAATTCTTTGGCAAACCCTTTAACATACCCCATAGGGTTATCTTTCATTCTTCCAAATAAAGATGTTGGAGCATTACTCTTACCGAGCGCTCTTCTTTCCATTGTGTCTGCGCTACCTACATAGCCGCCTTTTTCAAAACCATGTGCTTTGTCATATTCTTTTAGTTCAGAAAGTGGTTTAAAAAATGCTTTGCCTGTCCTAACACCTTCCATGCCATCTATATATCTAGGTTTCTGCATCCATGTGTACTTATTCTTTGGGCTGGAATAGCCTGCATAAATACGTTCAGCTACTTTTACTTGATCTTCAAAACTAGGAGTTGGCCCTGAATTAAAATTACCGAACTCTAGACCGCCATAAGTCTTCCAATTTCTTCTTTCAATATTCAAAGCCCCAACAAAAACTCCTTTGCTGGTTTTAGAAATTTTACCTAAAGAGTTTTCCCAATTTGGACCATTTTCTGACCTAGCGATTGTTTGCCAGTCAAGAGGGTGAAGAATCATTCCGTATTTTTCACCAGATCTTACTTTGGTATCAGGAACAAGATATTTTGAGCCGCTTGAACTATTGAATACTTTTAATCCAGAAATATCTTTATTATTTTTAAAACCAGAAACGCCTTGTTCTGAAGGATTATCGCGAGGTCTAAGGATACTTCCGCCTTTTGCGTAACCACTCATTCTGTTATTCATTAAGTTTCCAACATAACCGCCTAAAGCAAATCCAGGCAAATCTCCACCGTGTCTTAAATTATTAATTGCTGCAAGATTTGCTTTACCAAATTTATTGACAGCTTTATGATTTATTACATATTCCCCGCCGTGCAATAATGCAGGCACGCCAATATTGGAAGGTTTGTCTATGTATGAACCAAGATTATAAGCGGTCATTCCGCCCATACCGTACTTCTTCATGTAACCGCCAAAATACCTGCTGGAGGTTGGAATGGTCATAGGTAGCGGGGCTAGGCCGATAGTTTGACCAGTTTGAGGAACCAAATATTTTTGTATCCAACTTTTAGCAAGGAACTGCGCAGTTGATGATAAACCAGAAGAAGGTAAAGCGTCCAGCATTCCCTGAGTATCAAGCGGGTAATTGGTCCCTATCCAAGCAGTAGCTTTAGCTCTGTCCAGTTCTTGCTGAGCCGCCACTGCAGCCGCTTTATCTGGCTTTAAGCCAGTTGTAGGTGTAGCGTATTGGCCCATCTGTGCCATCGTTGACTTCTGCCATGCTTCACTAAGAACAGGTGCCGGAGTAGCAGAAGCTTTACCTACCGATTCCAAAGCAGATTTCATTTTTTCTGCTTGAGCAACTACTTTATCAACTATTGGCTTTAGCTTTTGAATAAAGAATTTAAAAGAATCCATAATTTTATCAAACATTAACTCTCTGTTCAATTCTTGTTGTATTTTTGCAAATGCAGACTTACCAGCGTTATACCAAGCTTCCGCAACATTCAAAGGATCACCAGGGGCAAACATTCTTGCTGTAACTTTTGCAACTTCAGCAAAAGCTTCATTTACATATTTAGCATACAATGTAGAATCAAAAGCGGCAGCAAAAGCGTCAGAAGAACCATTTGCAAGTTTCCAAGCAGCACCAAGCATTGAACCTGGATTGTTTACATCTGCCTCAAGACCAAATTTTGTCTTAGCTTTATTTATCAAATCATCAATTGAACCAACAGCTGCTGTGCCAATAGAAGCAAACAAAGGAATGGATTCGTCTCTAACAGCTGCTATAGCGGCAGGTAGAGCTAGCATTGACTCAGTAAATGACTCAGCCATATCGGTGCCAGTTTTTTCTGTTTGCCAAGTAAGATCGTTCATTAGCGCTTGGAATTCTTCTTGAGTTGTAAATCCTTTTTCTTTAATTTTATCAATCAATTCAGAATAGTTCTCAATTAAAGAGTCAAATCTTTTATCTTGCAATCCCTTTTCTCTTTCAATTGCGGCTTTAACAATAGCTCTTTGTTCAGCAGAAAGCCTCTTGTTTTCGCCCAAGTCTAAATCAGTTAATTCCTTATTATGATCGTCTGAAGCTCTATTTTCTTCTTGGTCAAGCCTTCTAACATCTTCAATCCTGCCTTCATATATAGCCAGTTTTCTTTCTCTTCTATAATTTTCAGAATCTTGTTCGCGATTTTTTATCTTCTCTCTACGATTAGTTTCAT